AAGTTCGATATATACAAAAAGTCCGATTTTATCGACACTATCGAACTTTTTATTTTTTAAAAATGTATAAAATTTTGTGAATTTTTATCTCAGGGCTACCCCTTGGCTACCCTTTTTTCTGATATAAAGTTAAACATTTCAGTACCATATGGTAACGTATCAACGGCATTTGTTAATTGTTGAATTGATTTGTGGGTATAAATTGACTTTGTTATATCCGCTTGGGCATGTCCGATAATTAATTTCTTAATTACGTCATTCATGTTGTAGTTATCCGCAAGTGTTATGAATGTATGTCTTGTATCGTGGGCTTTGTGATTTTGTATTCCTATGAGTGGTAACGCTTTTTTAACAACGTTTTGTGCATATAGCATATTGTTAGAGTGATATATATGAAATGCCGTATTTGGTTTTATAAGATATTTAAAGCGTTGCAGTTTACTTATTGAGTAAAAGTATTCAATAAACGGTTCAATACATTTTGCTATCGGTATGATACGGTTTTTACCTGCTTTTGTTTTTGAACCGCCAACCATGTATCGTTTGTTTAAATGTACGTTTTCAAGCTCCATTTTTGCAAGTTCACTTGCTCTCATACCTGTATATATGTATATTAATATTATTTTTACAAATGGTTTGTCTGAATGTTTCCATAGTATCCGCATTTCTTCTGTTGTGAACGGTTTGTGTATTGTAGATTTTATTAACGGTTTTAAATCTACATATTGTGAGTAGTCTTTAGTTAATATGTCATTTGCCATACAGAACCTGTATATACGTTTTATGGCTACCATTAAATGTCCTTGTAAGTTTCTTGTTGATAGCTCATTAAAAAGCGTTTGTAGGTGGATTGTACGTGTTTTGCTTATTTGTTTATCTAATAATGGGGTTGCGTGTGTTCTCCATGTTGACTTAACCGCACTTGTAAATGGTTTGTTACCGAATTGTTCTTCTTTTTCGATTATTTCATATGCTTGTCGCCATGTTATCTCTTGTAAGTCGTTTGGTTCGTGGGTTAATCTGTAATTGTCTAGTGCGTTTATTGCTTCTTTTTTTGTTGCATATGAACCTACTAAAATTCTTTTTCTTGTTAGTCTTTTTGTCATTCCTAACGGATAATAGGCGACCCATGGTTTATTGCGTTGTTTGTCCGTTTTTTTGTATACTGAACCTGTTCCCTGTACACGTCTTGTCATAAATTGCTCCTTATGTACAAAAAGTGCTATTTTATTGATTATTTCAGTATGGTGATGTATTATATTTATAGCACTTTCTTTTTCATCTAAAAATTTAAATTATTTAACGTTGTGGGTTAAATAATGATAAGAATTTAACGTTGTAGGTTAAATTAAAATTTTTTAGATTTTCTATTCTTTTTCACTAATTTCACAGTAAAAAAGTACCGCTCGGCGGTGCTTTTTTATTTGCCATGTTTTTTATCACGAAGCTTGTGTGCATATTCTATAACTAAAGCAACCTCTTTGTCATTTAAATCGCTACAAGCTTCGTATATGGTATATACTCGGTGGTGGTCGAGCATTCTATCTTTTAACAGTATGTCGGTTTCTTCTTTGTTATCAACTACCGACTTTATAATTTCTTCAATCGGAACTCCGAGTCCTCTTGAAAGTTTTTTTAACGTTGCTATGGATATTTTTTCACGGTAGCACCCACGTAACAATTTACTTATATATTCTTTTGATAGTCCTGTTCTTCGTCCTATTTCTACTTGGGATACACGATTTACGTCTTGATAGTGTTGTACTATTTCTCTTAATTCCATTTATTTTACTCCTTTACTCTAATACTATGTTGTACATTACCACTTTACCAATTATTCTAAGTTCGTTAGTATCTTCTTTGTTTATAATAAGGTCGGTAAACCTTAAATCGTTGGACGAGGGACGTAGCATTATAAACTTATCCATATCGTAATATTTCTTTACCGCATATTCCCCGTTATAGGTAAATACAACTATGTCCCCGTTAGTGATATTGGATAGCTCTATATTTGTTTTAACGGCGATTAATGCTCCGTTTGATATTACCTTGTTCATACTCTCACCGTTTACACGCATAATTAAAATATCTTGTTTACGTGCATATTTACCCATAAATACATCCGCTATAGGTATTTTGGGTAAATTTTTTATTGCGTTTATATTTTCTGGCAGTCCTGCCGATACAGGTTCATCAACATATGAGTAATCAAATGAGTTTGTTACATCTTCTTTGTCGACCCAACCTAATAATTCTTCAGGAGTAGTATTTAATACTTTAGCAAATTTAGTTAATGTAGATAATGCAAAGTTTTCTATTTTGCCTATTTCATATCTTTGAACATTACCTTCACTCAATCCCATTTTGTGGGCAACTTCTAACAATGTTAGTTTATTAGCTTTTCTTGTTTTTCTTATTCTTTGACCAATTTCTTTATTTATATTGTTATACATGTTTTACCCCTTATATATAGAACAAATTATTATTTTCTATATTATACTACATAAAATACAAGAAAGCTAGTATTAATTTACAAAAAACTTGCATATAAAGCTTGACAATATAAAAAACATGTTGTATTGTATAGTTAGCTTGTATGACATGCAAGGAAAGGGGGTAAAAAATGAAAACAGATTTATTAAGAGGCAAACTTACAGAAAAAAGGAAAACCTATAAAGACTTAAGTGTTGCCACGAACAAAAGTATTAATACTATTTGTCAGAAGGTAAACGGCAATACCGAGTTTACTTGTAAAGAAGCAACAATAATAGGTGATTTACTTGAATTAAGTAACGAAGAAAAAGCAAATATTTTTTTAAGTTAAAACTTGCACCATATACAAGTTAAAACAAATCAGGTAGTAGCAATTACAAAGTTTATAAACATTATTTTTAACTAAGACAATTACATATAGTTTGTTAGTTACCATTAGTAGTTATTAATTACTGATTGTATAAAACACGTGGAAACCTTAACAGGTAATCTGTACAGCTACTTTGAATGGAGCGTCCTGCACCAATTTATAAAGCACAAAGGAGAACGTGCATAGGGAATAGTCAACGAAAGCGTGCTCGGTAGTGGCAGTTGTGAATTTTACATAAAAATCATTAAGAAAATTTTTACTAACGGAAACATATGAATGAGTATCGTAATCAGGCTTAGAAAAAAGAAATGTAAAAACGGTAAATTGCTTATCTAAAATTTTGAATATCCTAGTAAAAAAATGGTGTTGAATGGTTACCATGAATTGAAAGTTTTTTGTCAAATTTTGCACAGAACGTTTGTTCTAAAAATGGGACAAAAAATGGGACAAACCAGTATATATATAGGAATGTCCCAAATTATGTCCCTGTCCAAGCTGAGGTTGAGGTGGGGAAAGGGTGTGGGAGAAATACCCACACACCCTTCCCCCCGCCACCTAAACCTAGAAATAGGAGTGTCCGAAGAAAGAGGGACAAATGTCAAAGTTATGTCCCTTTAGCAAAGTAAAGGAATTTAATCAACTTCAAATCATGGTAACCATAGAAGAAAATCTGTTGTAGGAACAGGACTTAAAGGAGTGTGATACAGGGAAAAACAAGGGTTCAGGTGAAAAAGAACAGGGGTTATATGGTAACCATAATCAAGAAATTGATTTAAACGGCATTTTTTAAAGAGTTTAGAGTGATTTAATATAAATACTCAAAAAAACGCTAAAACCCTCATAAAACTAAAAATACATATGTTTTTCAACGTTTTAAGAGTGAAACAAGACTGTAAAAACAACTTAGCATTATGGTAACCATGTTGAAATGAGGTGAAATTAAGTGCTGAAAGTACCTGTAGCGGTTATCGGAAAGATAATCAGGCGAGATACATCGTTTGTCCGTTATGCAATGCAGAAAGGGTTGTTACCTATCGGAGTTGCAGTAAAGCGTAAACGTTGGTCGTACATGATAGTACCGCAGAAAGTTTGCAGTTATTTTGGAATAAGTATGCAAGAGTTAGAAGTTTTATGCAATGACTTTTATGTGAAAAGGGAATATTACAATGAAAGATACAGGAGCAAAACCCAATAACTTTGAAAAAGAAGTATTCAAAGTCAGTACAGAAGTTTACAGTAAATTTTTAGTTTCAGACGGTATCCCTTTTGTGAAAAGTGCATTAGTAATTGCGTTGTTATCCAATTTAACAAGGGGACAATGGAAGTCGATAAAATTCAGAGTTGATAACGTTTTCAGAAACAAAAAGAAAAATGAAATCGCACTGAAAAATCAAGACGGAAACGTCAATTTAAATATTGACAACTGCTCCGACCTGATGAAATTGAAATTTGCTTTAGGCGAGGTGAAAGAAGATGAAACTTAGAAAATCAAGAATTTTATTCACAGTTGCCATTCTAAGTATGGTAACCGTTGGAAGTTATAATTATGCAATGTCTAATCATACCGACCGTATCGAATATCGAAAAGAAGTTCAACAGGGTGAAACGGTATGGGACATCTGCTCCGAGATTGCAACAGACAAGGAAGATTTGAACAGGTTAGTTTGGCAAACCTTGAGAGATAACCATATTAAAGACCCAAACAACGTTCAAGCAGGCATGTTGCTTATTATCAACGTAGAGAAAGCGAAAAAGTAATTATGGAAAGAAAATATGAATTCACGGGCGAAAAGAAAAAATATTGTGAAACAACTTTACATAGAATTAGAGCAGTTAGAGATTTTGGAAACGTGAAAAAGGGGGACTTAGGCGGTTTTATCGAAAGTGAGGATAACTTATCACATGACGGCACGGCGTGGGTATATGGCTGGGCTCGTGTATACGGCGATGCTTGGGTATACGGTAACGCTCGAATATACGGCAATGCTCAGATATACGGTAACGCTCGAATATGCGGCAATGCTCAGATATACGGCGATGCTTGGGTATACGAAAATGCTCGGATATACGACAACGCTCAGATATACGGTAACGCTCGAATATGCGGCAATGCTCAAATATACGGTGATGCTTGGGTATGCCTTAACGCTTGCATATGCGATAATGCTCGGATATACGGCGATGTTTGGATATACGGCAACTCAGATATACGACAACGCTCAGATATATGACAACATGAAAATTTACGGCAATTCAAAAGTATATAGCGTTTAAAAAAAGAAGGGGAGAAACTAAATGGATTGGAATAGCAAAGAAGATGTTTTAAAAATTGTAAAGAACGACGGATTTGCATTGAGATTTGCAAGCGAGCGCTTGAAAGATGATAAAGAGATTGTTTTGGAAGCATTAAAAGGCAACGGATATACATTGAGATTTGCAAGCGAGCGCTTGAAAGATGATAAAGAGATTGTTTTGGAAGCGGTAAGCAAAGACGGCTGGGGATTGAAATATGTAAGCGACCGCCTGAAAGATGATAAAGAGGTTGTTTTGGAAGCGATAAAGAACAACGGATTGGCTTTAGCATATGCGAGTAATAGAGTACAAGCTGAAATCATAAAAAAGGGCAAGTTGACTAGAAAAAACAAGTTAAAGAAAGCGAGAGGTGCAAAATGAATTGGGATAGTAAGGAAGAAGTTTTGGAAGCGGTAACGGATTACCCCAGCCTGTTGGAATATGCTAGTGAACGCTTAAAAGATGATAAGGACGTTGTTTTGGTAACGATAAGAAAAAACGGTTGGGCATTGAGATTAGCGAGTAAGCGTTTGAAAGATGATAAAGAGGTTGTTTTGGAGGCAGTAAAGAACAACGGAGATGTATTACAGTTTGCAAGTGAACGTCTGAAAGACGATAAAGAGGTTGTTTTGGCAGCGATAAAAGAAAACGGAATGACATTGGCATTTGTAAGCGAACGCTTGAGAGATGACAAAGACATTGTTCTAGAAGCACTAAAGAACAACAGATATGTATTCTGTTTTGCAAGTGAACGTTTAAGAAAGTTGTTAGCAAAGGTAAATTAAATGGAAAAACAAAAAATGTTAAGTGAATATTCAGAGGTTATTCACAGGGTAGCTAAAGATGTTTTAAATCGTATGCAAAGCGAAATTGCATATCGTGCCGAACACCATGAAAACGCTTGTTACATTGAAGAAGTGAATGCTATGTATTACTTGAAAAAGTGTACTGAAGAAGTGTTCAGAGAACGTTATAACGTGAATATTTAAAAAAGGAGAACAGGCAATGGAAGAAAATGCAAAAAATGATTTAGAAAAATTTGTGGAAGTGGGACTTAGGCTTGAACATGAAAAAGAAAGTTTAATAAATGGAATTAAAAGACACATGAACCCGTTAAATTACCTTGCAGAATTAACTATATTTCTCTATTTGTCTTTGTTACAAGCTCAAAATGTCGACAAAGAAGTTGCAAACGACATAATCGATTTTAATATAAAGATTTTAAAAATTCTAAAGGAAAATGACGGTTCTGTTTATGAACTTATGGATAGTGTTAGTGAAGAGTGTTTTAAAAAATTGATGAAAGATTGATTTTTTGGGAGGTAATCTTGTTTGAGAAACATCATAACGTTATTTATGTTTGCCACCCATTCGGCGGTAAAATTAGCAACTTTACTAAACAGGCAAATCTGATAAATAGATTATCTAAACAAATTCATAAAACGCTTGTATCGCCTATTTGTGCATTCAGTTATCGGAAATATAGCGATAAAGGAGTGGAGCGGAAGCGTGATATGAAAGACTGTAAAAACCTTTTATCAAGGTGCGACGCAGTTTTAATGACAGGTGATTGGATTAAGTCAAAAGGTTGTTTAGAAGAAGTTGAATTTGCAATGTTTATTAATAAAAAGATTTATGAATATACTCTTAATCATCATTTTAGAAAGTGCGATTATAGTGAGTTGATTACACGTATAAACAAGTTTTTACACAAATAAAAAATGCCGACTAAAAGCGAGAAAGTCGGCAAATGGATAAGACCATATCCATATTCATTATATCAGAAAGGTTAAATAAAGTGAATAATGCAAAATCTGAAAAGAAGTACAAAGATAAACCGATAAAAATAGAACTTTATAACGATAATTTTCAGAATTATAAAAGATACAACATACCGAAGGCACAGTTAGTAATTGCCGATATACCGTACAGGTTGGAAGAAAAGGCGTATGCTAGCAGTCCGAAGTGGTATAAGAACGGAGATAATTCAAACGGAGAAAGCAAGTTTGCTAATAAATCGTTTTTTAAAACGGACGAGATATTCAGAATTGCCGAGTATATGCACTTTTGCTCAAAGTTGCTTATAAAAGAACCGAAAGAACGTGGAAAAGCACCTGCTATGATAGTTTTCTGTTCATTTGAACAAATACCGATAGTAGTTGAGTATGGTAAGAAATATGGGTTTGCACACAATTACCCGATATTTTTTATAAAAAATTATTCGGCACAGGTATTAAAAGCAAACATGAAAATTGTCGGAGCGGTTGAACATGCAGTCGTATTGTATAGAGATAAATTACCTAAGTTTAATAATACAGACGAGAACGGCGATAGACATATGATATTCAATTACTTTATATGGAAACGGGATAACCAGAAAATTTATCCGAAGATACACCCGACTCAAAAACCTGTAAACATATTAAAAAAATTAATAGAAATCTTTACAGACGAAAAAGATGTTGTTATAGACCCTGTAGCTGGCAGCGGTTCAACGTTAAGAGCTTGTATGGAGTTAAATCGAAGTTGCTATGGGTTTGAAGTAGAAAAAGAATTTTACAGAAGTGCAAAAGAAAAAATGTTGAATGCAAAAATTAATGACAACTTATTTTCTAAGGAGTTTAAACATGAAAACAGAACCATTATATAAAATCAGTCAAGCGATAGAGCGTTGTTTTGTAATCGATGAGGAGCTTGTTACAGATACCGAAACAGGAGAAGTCTTTGATAAAAGTTATCTTGACAACTTAAAAATGACGAAAAAACGCAAAGTAGAAAATATAGCTTGTTGGATAAAAAACTTAAAAGCGGAAGTAGAAAGTTGCAAAGCAGAAGCGGATATGTTTAACAAAAGAGCAAAAAGAGCAAAGAACAAAATTGAGAATTTACAAAATTATTTAACATTTTTTGTAGGGGGTGAAAATGTCGATACAAAACGTTGTCAAATACGTTGGAGAAAATCGGATAGTGTAACCATTGTTAATGAAAATCTGATACCCGATAATTTTAAGTCCGAAGTAGTAACTACCAAGATAGATAAAATGGCAATTAAAAAGTTGCTTAAACAGGGCGAAGAAGTAAACGGAGCATTGCTTGAAAACAAGTTAAATATACAGATTAAGTAAAGGAGTAATTATGTTAGAGATTACAGAAGGCAAAATTGATAGACCCGTCAAAGTTTGCTTATACGGTGTTGAGGGTATCGGTAAATCTACATTTGCTAGTAAGTTCCCGAACCCTTTATTTCTTGACCTTGAACACGGTACAAGTCAATTAAACGTGAAACGTATATCAAATATAGCAACGTGGGAACAGTTATTTATAGTTTTAGATGAATTGGCAAAAGATAACTCAATTTGCGATACCGTTGTTATAGATACCATTGACATGGCAGAAAGATATTGCATAAACGCATTACTTGAAAAATACAACAAAAAGGGTATCGAAGATTTCGGATACGGAGCAGGATACACGTATTTAGTAGAAGAGTTTAGTAATTTAATGGGTAAGTTAAATAATTTAATTGCTAACGGATTGAACGTTGTATTGTTAGCACACGCAACGATGAAACGTATATCAAAACCTGATGACTTAGGGGAATACGACCATTGGGAGTTGAAACTTAACACAAAGACTACTAATAAAGTTTCACCGCTTGTAAAGGAATGGACGGACTTATTGTTATTTGCAAACTTTAAAACAACTGTAATCACAACAGACGGAAACAAGAAAAAAGCTACAGGCGGAACACGTGTTATGTATACAACACATACACCGTTTGCAGACGCAAAGAACAGATACGGTTTATCAGAAATGTTACCGTTTGATTATAAAGAAATAGCAAATATTGTTCCTAAAAATACCGTGTTTTATGAAAGTGATATCAAGCGAACACAGAAGAAAAAACAAAAAGAAAGACAGTCAATAACAAAACTTAAAAAGTTAATGAATAAAGACGGTATAACTGTTGAACAAGTACAAAAGGCAGTTGCTGAACAAGGGTACTACAAGTCCGAAGAACCTATTGAAAATTATTCAGACGAATTTATAAATAATATTCTGATAGGTTCTTGGGACGGAGTAAAAAATTATATTAAATTTAATTAAAATTCAAAGGAGTAATTATTATGACAAACAATGCTTTTTCAAAATTTGGCGAACCTCAGGACAAAGATAATCAAGTATTATCATGGGATACAGTACAAGAAATAGGACAAATACAAGAGGCACAAGAATATGTTTTATTGCCTAATGGAATTTACAGATATACAATAGTTGACCTTGAAAAAAAGATTTTTGAAGGTAGTGATAAATTACCGCAATGTCCGCAGGCAACAGTAACATTTGTTATTCACGGCGGAGAACTCGGCGACTCAAAAGTATATAGAAACTTCTTTTTAACTCAAAAGACATCATGGACTTATAAACAGTTGTTTTTAACATTAGGACTTGTAAAAGAAAACTCAAACGGACTTATCCCATGGGACAAACTTATTGGGCAAACAGGAGTCGCAGAAGTAAATCAAAGAGAATATGACGGAAAAACATATAACAATATTAAATATTTCTTAGCACCGAACGACCCGAAAACTAAAAAAATGAAAGTTTAAAAGGAATGAAAGCTAATGAAATTAAGACCATATCAAGAAAAAGCGGTGAATGCAGTATTAAACGAATGGGAAAGCGGACGTAAAAGAACGCTTATAGTCATGGCAACAGGACTAGGGAAAACAATTACATTTGCAAATATAGCAAAAAAGCGTATCGAAAACGGAGAAAGAGTCTTAGTTTTAGCACACCGAGAAGAATTACTTGAACAAGCAAAAGACAAAATATTCAAGGTTGCAAATATATTTTGTGCAAAAGAAAAAGCGAACGAAACGTGCTTAAACTCCTTTTTACCAATAACCGTTGGAAGTGTACAAACATTACAAAAAAAATCAAGACTTGAACGGTTCCCGAAAGATTATTTTAAGACAATAATAGTTGACGAAGCACACCACGCATTAGCAGATAGTTATCAAAGAATATTGAGTTACTTTGAAAATGCCAACGTTTTAGGGGTTACCGCAACCCCTGAACGTGGCAACAAACAAGTGTTAGGACAATATTTTGATAGTATCGCATATGAATATACGTTACCACAGGCAATAAAAGACGGTTATTTGTGCAAGATAAAAGCACAGACGATACCCTTAAAAATCGATTTAAACGCAGTTACTGTAAGTCAAGGTGATTATGCTTTGAACTCACTCGGAACAGCTCTTGACCCGTATTTAGAAGAGATAGCGTGCGAAATGAAAAGAGCATGTTCAGATAGAAAAACCGTTGTATTTTTACCATTAGTGGCAACATCAAAGAAATTTACTGAAATTTTGAACAAGAACGGTTTTAAAGCAGTTGAAGTCAACGGTAACAGTCCCGATAGAAAAGAAAAACTGAAAGACTTTGAAAACGGTAAATATAACGTTATATGCAATGCAATGTTACTTACGGAAGGTTGGGATTGTCCGAGTGTTGATTGTATCGTAATGCTTAGAGCAACAAAGATAAGAGCGTTGTATTGTCAATGTATCGGAAGAGGGACAAGACCTTTTAAAGATAAAAGCGATTTACTTATACTTGATTTTTTATGGCATACACAAAAGTTTGATTTATGTCGACCTGCCAGCTTAATTTGTCGTAATGAAAAAGTTTTCAAGAAAATGACAGATAAATTAGCGGACGAGCCTCATTCAAAAAACATTGAAGAACTTTACGAAGAAGCAATAAAAGACGTAAATGAGGAAAGGGAAAATGCTTTAGCAGAAGAATTAAAACGACTGAGAAACCGCAAGCGTAAATTTGTAGACCCTTTGCAATATGCTTTATCAATTAATGATGAAGATTTGTCGGAATATAAACCGACATTTGGTTGGGAAATGAAGTTACCGACAAAAGAACAAATAGAAACATTGTCAAAATTTGGTATAGACGGAGAAGCAGTAGAGAGCAAAGGTAAAGCGAGCTTGATTATAAACAGGTTGATAGAACGTAAAAAGCTTGGAATGGCAACCCCGAAACAAATACGGTTCTTGGAACGTAAAGGGTTTAAAAATGTAGGCGAATGGCAGTTTGAAATCGCACGAAAAATGATAAATAGAATATCCGTTAATTGTTGGCGAGTTCCACGTGGAATAACACCGTCAACATACAAACCTGAATAAGGAGAATAAATTGTCTAAAATAGATTTAAGACCGTTATTACAGTACATAAACCCCTCAATTTTAGATTATCAAGAGTGGTTATCGGTTGGAATGGCACTTAACCATGAGGGATATCCATATGAAGTATGGGAAACGTGGAGCAGTAGAGATAGTGCTAGATTTAATGACGGAGAATGCGAGAAAAAATACAATACATTCAGAAATAATACTAACCCATTGAGCGGAGCTTATATTGTTGAACTTGCTAAGAGGCACGGTTGGAAGAAGAACAAAGAAACTGAAAATAAAGCTTTAGATTGGAACTCAATACAAGAAATAGGAAACCTGAAACAGATTGTAGACTTACATTATTTGGATACAGGGGAAGTACCCGAACCGAGGAATTGGGAACCGATAGACGATATTATTAATTATTTAAATGCAGTTTTCTACAAACACGATATATTTTCTGTTGTTATGACAAGTCAAGAACGACAAGACGGTAAATATGTTCCATACGGTAAAGGTGTTTATAGACTTAGTGTAGATAAAGTAATTAACGATTTAAAAAGATACCGCAGTAAGGGTTATAAACCTGATGACGTTATCGGAATGACTTTTGGTGATTATGATAAAAACGGCGGAGCATGGATAAGATTTAACCCACTAGACGGTAACGGAGTAACGAATAACAATGTAACGGAATATAGATATACACTTGTCGAAAGTGACAACATGGATACCGCAAAACAAAAGGCGATTATGGAAGAGCTTGAATTGCCGATAGTTGCAATGGTACATAGTGGGAATAAGTCTATACATGCAATAGTAAAAATAGGTGCAGACACGTATGAAGAATACAGAAAGCGTGTTGATTATCTGTACAACGTATGTACAAAAAACGGTTTAAATGTAGATAAAGTCGACCGTAATCCGTCAAGATTATCAAGACTTGCAGGTGTATGGCGAAACGGAAGAAAACAGTTTTTAATAGCGACAAACATAGGCAAGTCAACGTACGAAGAATGGAAACAATGGATAGAAGAAACAAGTGATACGGATTTACCGCCGATAGAAAACTTAACAGAGCTTTTTAATGAAATGCCGCCTCTTGCACCTTCACTTATTGAGGGAGTTTTAAGACAAGGGCATAAGATGTTGTTAAGTGGAAGTTCAAAAGCGGGAAAGTCGTTTGCACTAATTGAGTTGTGCATAGCAATCGCCGAAGGTGAAAAATGGTTTGATAAATTTAAGTGTGCAAAAGGTAAAGTGATGTATGTAAATCTTGAATTGGATAGAGCAAGTTGTATTCACAGGTTCTATGACGTTTACAAAGCACTTGGATATACAAGATTTAACACAGACAATATCACAATATGGAACTTAAGAGGTAAAGCGTTGCCAATGGATAAGCTTGCTCCTAAGTTAATACGTAAAGCACAAAAAGATAATTATATTGCTATCATTATCGACCCGATTTACAAAGTTATAACAGGGGACGAAAATAGTGCTGACCAAATGGCGAAATTTTGTAATCAGTTTGATAGAGTTTGTTCAGAATTGGGTTGTGCAGTCATTTATTGCCACCACCATTCAAAAGGCGGACAAGGTATGAAAAGGGCGATAGACAGGGCAAGCGGTAGCGGTGTATTTGCACGAGACCCCGACGCAATTTTGGATATGATACAGCTCAAAGTTAAAGAAGATTTAGATGATGTTTTGAACGATACGAATGCTCCGAAGAATACCGCTTGGAGAATTACAGGCACTCTTAGAGAATTTGCGACACCACCAAGTGTAAATGTATGGTTTGAATATCCTATACATAAACTTGATAATGGTTTGTTGAAATTTGCAACCGAGGACGGCAGTCTTGAAGATGTAAGAGAACAAGGCAGAATGAAAGGCAACTTAACAAAACAGGCAAAGAAAAATACAAGAATTAATGAGATTGATAGTGCTTATAACGATTTAAGTTTTGGCGGAACAACTGAGGTTACCATAGAAAACTTAGCAAACTTCTTTGAAGTAAGTTTGAAAACAATGAGAAGAGATTTAAATAGAAAAGGTAATTATAAGGTTGTTTGCGGAAAGGTAGAAAGGATAGGTAAGTGAATATGGACTTGAATTCACATATATGGTCAGTAATTTTATGGTTAGTCATTATTTGGGGAATACATATATAATCGTTATTTATGAAACAACTGTTAAAGGAGCGTACATTGATAGTAACAAGTAACATAAAGAACGAAAGATTGAAAGCATACATCAAAGATAGACACTTACAGGACGGCGAGAAGATTGACTACAAAGATTACAATGATTGGCGTATAAAGAAATATCGTGAATTTTTGAAAACGGTAAATATAAAGCAGTCCATTTTTAGTAAAGATTTTATTGAGTTTTTGAGGGGCGAAAAATGAATATAGATAAAGAGATGGTTAGGAGTAAAGCGAGGTTAATATCATGACAGAAAAGGATATTGATTTACTTACAAGATTTACCAACCATATTGAGGCTGCATTGGAATTTATAAAAATGATAAAGGATTTTGAACCTACCCATGATGTAGAAATTGAAATAAAAATATTAAGTAGGGTTCAAAAAATATTACCGAATATACTTCAAGAATTTATTGACTTTCAAGATACCATTGTGGAAATTGGAACGTCCGCAGATTATGGGTACAAAGAAAGGAGAAAAGTAAATGAATGAACCAATCATATCACCGTGGATAATTTATGCTATTGATGTTTGCAATTCTATTAGTGGATTGGCTATATTTTTTGGCATATTAGGGGTATTTGCGACAATATTTGTTTTTATTGTAATGTTTGTAGAAGATGTGGATATTATCCGATATAAAAAGCTATTGAAAAGATTAACGATTTTTACAACGATATTTATTATCGTTGCAATTATCACCCCTGATAAAAGAGTAGGATATACTATGCTTGCAACTCAATATGTTACCAAAGAAAATGTATTAAATGCTGTTGATATAACAGAAAAAATCGTTAATAAAATTATTGAAGTAAAAGGAGATAAATAGCGGATAAGCAACAATATTTTCAATAGGAACAGAAAAAAAGAAAAAATATTTATTTTTTCGTGAAATTTAGGTAAAAAAGGGAGCTTTAAAATATGAGTGATATGTCATTTTTTATACCCATGAAAATACCGAGTAAAACTTTTCAAGCTAAAAAAATAACAACGAAAAACGGAAAGGCAATTTTATATAAATCAAAAGAGTTACAGGATATTGAAACAGATTTTATATCAAGATTGTCAAAACATAAACCTGCAGAACCTTTAATCGGTGCAATAGGATTATCCTTGTCATGGATATATGAAAAAGACCATATCCATAAGGGACAATACTATAAAACAACAAAACCCGATTTAGATAATTTGGGAAAGCTTTTCAAAGATTGTATGACAATATGCGGTTTTTGGAAAGACGACTCACAGATTGTTCAAACAACTGAACAGAAAATCTATGGAGATTTTGAGGGTGTATATGTTAGTTATATGAGGTTGGAGAGTAATCAATGAGTGTAAAAGGGTTTTTAAAACAAGTCCAATACATGGATTATACATTGAAAAACTATGAAGAACGCTTGCAGAATTTAAAACGGGATATTGTAAGACTTAAAGCTCCAACAATGGGAATGAACGTTCAAAATAATAGAGTTCCCGAGTTGGCAGATATTATTCAACTCATAGAAGATGTAGAAGAACAAACAAATAGAAAATACATGGAAACTATGAGAATAAAAAGTCGTGCTGAAGAGCTTATAAACCATGAAAAAGATTATTTAAAATATAACATTTTGTATGCGAGATACATAAACGGTAAGTCGTGGGATAAAATTGCCGAAGAAACAAACTTCTCAAAAGCTAGCGTATGGAGAACGCACGGAGAAGCATTACAAGATTTGGAGAATATATTACTAAGTAAAAAACTTGATAGTTTTTGATAGTAAATGATAGTAAATGATAGTTAAAGACGTGGTATAATGGTAATGTCAAAAGATGAAAACAACCGTTTCATTCTTTTGTTCACCCTTATATATATGGCAGTTAAAAAGCACGGCAATAATTAATTGTACGTGCTTTTTAATTTTATAGAAAGGTTCATATGAATTTTTTAAAAGCGAAAGGGCAAAAAGTGTTTTGCAAGACATGCGGTGTTGAATTTGTTCAATTCAGTCGAATACCTAATAAAAAATATCTTATACGTGGTAAAGAATATTGTTCAATCGAATGTTGCAACGCAAACTTGGCGACCATTCACGATATTTATAAAAACTGTAAATGCGTTGAGTGCGGTAAGACATTGCATAGAGAACAAGCAGTAAGGGGATATGATTTTTGTGATATAGAATGTTATAGGAAATACCTTGCAAAAGGGGGCGATATGGAAGGGTTGAAGAAACCCTTAGCATGGAACGCAAGATTAAAAGATGACAAAATAAAGTGTGCAGAATGCGGAAAAATCTATGTATACGAAAGAGGCAAAACGGGAATTAAATATTGTAGCGGCGAGTGCAGAGAGTTTTCACGCTTAAGAGCAAAAAACAAATCATTGAACAAAAGGCAGTTGAAAAACAAAGCGGAAGGCAAATTTGAAATTAAAATTTGTGCTTGTTGCGGTAAAGAGTTTAAACGCATAAAATCTACATGTATAAAATATTGCAGTAATAAATGTAGACTTAAAATGCGAATTAAACAGTATGCAAAAGGTTACAGGAAAAGAAAGGAAAGAGAAAAAGCACAAAAAACAAAACTTAGATTTTGCAGACATTGTCACGGAGTTATAAAAGATTTAGAAAGAAAAATATATTGTAGTGATAAATGCAAAGATTTAGCAAGTATAAAAAGAAAAGAATTGAAAAAGAACGCAAAAAACATAGCTTAATTTAGTTATATGAACGTTTTAACGGTTACCATGACAAATATATCATGGCGGTTGTTAAAACGTTTTAAATTGCAATTAAACAAGGAGTAATTAATTTGATAAAGATATATCGAGGAGATTGTTTGGAGTTAATGAAAAACATAAAAGATAATTCTATAGATATGATATTGTGCGACCCACCATACGGGACAACGTCCGCAGTATGGGATAAAGCTTTAGATTGTAATTTATTATGGGAACAATACAACAGAATTATAAAACAGAACGGAGCGATTGTATTGTTTTCACAGTTGCCGTTTTCATGCGACTTAATAACTACTAACAGAAAATATTTTAGGTATGAATGGATTTGGCAAAAAAATATGGCAGTAGGATTTTTTAATGCTAAGAAAATGCCGTTAAGACAACATGAAAATATTTTAGTGTTTTATAAACGATTACCAACTTATAATCCACAAATGAAACAAGGTTGTAAACCTTATAAGAAAAGAGATATAGGAAGAATTTATTCTACAAGTCAAGTATACGGACGTTCACAAAAAGATAGAATAATGAAATTTCAGCAAAGAGAGAATAAGGGTGTTCGTTATCCGACAGATGTTTTACGGTTTAAAAGTGCCAGACATAAACATGCAACGCAAAAACCGATAGACTTATTAATGTATTTAATAAAAACTTATACAAATGAAAATGAAACTGTTTTAGATAATTGTATGGGTAGCGGAAGTACAGGAGTCGCCTGTAAAATGCTTAACAGAAAATTTATCGGTATGGAGCTAAGACAAGATTTTTTTAATGTAGCAGTCGACAGAATTTTAAGTTGCAAATCGCAAGGAGAATTATTTTTATGACAGCTAGAGAATATTTAGAAAAAATACGTTTAATAAACTTTGAACAACGCAGATTATATAAAGAGATTTTAACGCTTGAAAATTCTCTGTATAACTGTAAAGGGGTTAATTATGAACGTAATCACGTTACAGGCGGTAATATATCTGATTTATCGTCAAAAGTATTACTCATAGAAAAAACGTTACATAAAAGACGTGAAGAATATCAATTCTTGTTGGATTTACAGGACGAAGCAAGAAAACGTATTAATGCGGTTACCAACAAATTATTTGTTAATATCTTGCTTAGCTACTACATAAATTCATGTACATTATTAGAGTTAAAAAGAATGCTTAATTATGAGAAATCAAGTATATATCAAAAGAAAAAACAAGCAATTCAGGCATTTGAAAGAGCAAACTCACGATTTTTGGGAAGTATTAAGGATATATATTAAAAGTTCGGAAAATTTTGGAAAATTTTGGAAAATTTTGGAAAGGTAACGTGATATAATGTTATTAGTAAAAAATATCAAAGAATGTACCTTCTACACAAAAAGCACTTTAAAAAAAGTGCTTTTTTACTTTAAGGGGTGTTTTCAATGGTGAAAATAAAGGCAGTAAGAGTTGAAAAAAACATCCTTTATGTATCATTGCCGATAGCTTGTAGATGTTTTGGATTATCGCCGAGCGGATTATCAAAGTGGCTTGATAACAACGACTTTGAAAAAGAACCCGACGGAAGTATAAATTTATCAAAACTTATACAAGCTAGAAAAGACGTGGTAGCACCTGTAAAAAATGATGACAAAGCAAGAAAGCTAAAAGCGGAGGCTGATTTAAAAACGTCAAAGGCTCGGCAAGAAGAAATGATAACCCTTGAAATGATGGGCAGTCTTATACCACAAGAACAAATAAAAAATGAACTTGAAAACTTGTTTTTGGATATAAGACAAAAGCTATTAGCTTTACCCGACCTTGTAAAAGTTAAAGTGAGCAATATAGACCCGACATTAGCTTTATCGTGTATGGAGGTAGTTAATGACGAAGTACAGGCAATTCTCAAACGACTTGCAGAAAGCAATAACAAAGAACATTCAGAAAACGTGGGAACAAAACCTAAAAGACGTTATACAAAACGCAAGAAAAATGTTTCTACCGCCGCCGAAGTTGACGGTGAGTGAGTGGGCAGACAAATATAGAATTTTGGGTAGAGATGAAAGTCCGAATAGTGGGCGTTGGAAAACTGAAACAACACCATACTTAAAGGCAATCATGGATAGTTTTACAGACAAAACAACAGAAATAATAGCATTCTTAAAACCGACACAGGTTGGAGCAACCGAGGTCGGTATTAATATTTGCGGTTATACCATAGATTACTCACCAACAAGAATTTTTTACTTAATGCCTGATGAGGAGCTTGCAAGAGATTTCTCAACGGATAGATTATCAAAAGCTTTTAAACATACACCGAGTATTGCAAGAAAACTTGACCAATCGGAAAAGAGCAAGGCTTTAACAATAAGATACTCGGGCGGTTTTATAAAATTAAGCGGAGCTCAAAGTGCAAGTAAACTTGCAAGTTGGGCGATACCACGTGTAATCATGGACGAAGTTGATAAGTATCCGTTGTGGGCAGGACGTGAAGCAAGTCCGATAGCACTTGTAATGGAACGTACAAAAAACTGGAGCTATAGAAAAATACTAATTATGAGTACCCCGACAACGGAAGGCGGATATATTTATAACGCTTATCAAAATTCAGAACAGCACAATATATTTTATATCCCATGTCCGAAGTGCAAACATTATCAAGAATTACAATTTAAAAACTTGAAATTCCCTGATACGTTAAACGACAACGAGTTAATGAAAAAAACATATTACCAATGCGAAGCATGCGGATACCATATGAACGACAGGGATAAATTAAAGGGGTTGAAAGTAGGAGAGTGGCGACCAAGAGAAAAACTAAACTACAAACCTAAACGAGTCGGATTTAAACTTAATTCTTTATATAGTCCGTGGGTATCATTTGCCACTATGGCGAAAGAGTTTTTGAAAAGTAAAAACGAACCCTCAAAACTTATGAACTTTGTAAATTCATGGTTAGGCGAACCATGGAAACAAAAAGGAGCAGTTATAAAATCAAAATCGGTACTTGAACATAAAGTAGATTTACCAAGCGGAATAGTGCCGAATTGGGCAGTATTTTTAAGTTGCGGAGTGGACGTTCAGCAAGGTTATTTTTATTGGGTCGTCCGAGCATGGGGTGCAAACTTTAAATCACAAAAAATAGCAAACGGAACGGCGATAACCTTTGATGATTTATTAGGGATTATCAACCGTCCATGGAAAATAGAAAACTCAAATAAAACAGTACAGATTTTCATTTGCGGAATAGACAGTGGGTACAACACCGAGGAAGTATATGCTTTTTGTGCAAGGAATTATCCTGTTACAGTTCCCATTAAAGGACGTTCAACCCCTTTAGTTAAATACTTTAAAATATCACAATTAGGACAAAGCGGAGTTGTAAATGTAAACGGGTATACACAAGTTTTATATGAGGTAGATACCAATAAATATAAAGACTTGATTAACTATAAATTAAGTTTGCCGATAGATGACCCGACCGCATGGCTTATTGATAAAGATACCGACCACGCATATGCAGACATGATAACCTCTGAACAAAAAATTGATGAAAAGGGGGACGGAAAGCTTGTATGGAAAAAAATATCATCAGCACGTGAAAACCATTACTTGGATTGTGAAGTATATGCAATGGCAAGTGCAGACTTTGTAAATGCAAGATTAATTACAGAAGATGATATGACGGTTGGTGAATTATAAAGGAGTTGATAACATGACAAGACTTGAAGAGTTAAAACTTGAGCGAGATAAGCTCCGAGAAACTTACCACAACATACTTGAAGGTGGACAAGAATTTTGGACGAGGGACGGCAGAGTAAAACAAGCAAATTTGAACGATATTATTGCAAGACTTGATAGTATCAATGCCGAAATAGATAACTTGGAATATTCAAGCGGCGGAGATTATAAACGAGAAACAAATATTTTGCTTAAATATGGAGGTTGCGATTAATGGGAATAATAAAACGTATAGGTGATTTTGCCGATGACGTGCGAACAATTTTCAGTCCGTCAACCGCCATAAAACGAAAATATGAACGAGCGATGTACTTTGGATATGAAGCAGGGCAACAGACCCGAAAAGACCTTCCGTTCCCGACAATGAGTTCACAAGCGGAAAGCATAAACAAAATGAGCAGACGTACACTTGCGGCAAGAGCGAGGGACTTGGAACGTAACAACCCGATAATCGGCAGTATCCTATCAGCACTAAAAAATAACGTTATCGGTACAGGAATAACATTGCAAGCAAGAAGTAAAAACGAAAGATATAATCAACGAATTGAAGACTTATGGAATGAATGGATACACTATGAAAATTGTGATTACACACAAAGACAAAGTTTAAATGACATATTGAACTTGATTATGAAACGTAAATTCATTGACGGCGGAATTTTGATTAGCTTCCCACTAGATACTAATCGTAAGATACCGTTAACCATTCAGTTACATGAAGTAGATGAACTCGCAACGGGAGATATACCCGAACATAAAGGGGTATATATCTCAGACGGAGTGGAACTTGACAACGGCGGTAAACCGATAGCATATTGGATAACTCAAACAACTCCCGACGGATTGACAAACTTAAACCCCAAACGGTTAAAAGCGGAAGATGTTATTTTTTTATGGGATAAAGACCGAGTTACCCAATACAGAGAAGTTTCAAGATTGAGTAGGTCGATAGTTGCCACAAAAGATTTGGGCGATTATATGAATACATTAGCTTTTCAACAGAAGATGTTGAGTGCAATAACCGTTTTTATCAATTCAGACAGTAAAAATACCGCAGTTCCAATAGGACGTCCCATGCTTAGAAATGCAGAAGATAAACGACCCATTGAAACGATTAACGGCGGAACGGTTAAGTATCTTGAAAAAGGACAAACGGCAACCCCAGTAGTCCCACAAGGGCAGTCCGCAGAGGCAAACGGATATATAACCTTGCAACAAAGAATGATTGCCGCAGACCTCGGATTGTCGCTTGAAAGTACAGCAAGAAACGTTAAAGAAGTAAATTATTCGAGTGCAAGACAAAATCTTTTGAATGATACTGTTACATATAAAACAATGAGAAATGATTTAATTGAGTATTTTTTAAGACCGTTATTCAAGAGATTTGTAAACATTTGTGAATTAAAAGGTTATTTAGACGGTTACGGTTATGAAAAAGGTAATGACGATTATTACCGAGTTGAATGGCTTAATTCAAATGTTGGTTGGATTGATCCGAAAAAAGAAGCAGAGGCAAATGCAATAAACCTTGCAAACGGCGGAAAGTCTTTTCAACAGTTTTGTTCCGAGCAAGGTGCAGATTGGCGAGAACGTATCGACAGTATGGCAAGGGTACAAGAATATGCAGAACAGAAAAAAGTATATTTACCGTTTTTGTATGGCAACTTAAATATGCAAACTGAAAAAGCAACTGAACCTAAAGAAGATAAAGAAGATAAAGAAGATAAAGAAGAGTAAAAACGAAAGGAGAAAAATATATGAGAAATAAAAGACGAATTAAGTTTCACGCAAGACGAAGTGCTACCGATTGTGAAATAAACAACATGGGCACAAGAGAAGTATCAATAGGCAAAGTCGATAAGGACAAAAGAGAATTTACGTTTACATTTATGACTGATGAACCTTGCGATAACTTCGATTTACCCGAGGTATGTTTATGTAGACAAGAAAACGTAGATTTAACACGTTTAAAAAACGGAGTTTTACCGTTACTTTTCAATCACAACAGAGATATTTTAATTGGGAAAGTAACGGACATAAACTTTGAAGAACACCGAGCAGTAGCAACTGTAGTTTTTGATGATGACGAAGAGTCGGAGAAAATATATAAAAAAGTCGTAAATGGTAGCTTGCAAGGGGTATCAGTAGGATATAGACGTTTAAAAACTATAAGACTTTATAAAAACACGGAGTATCAAGGGCTTAAATATGAACGTGATATCTACTTAACCACGAAATGGCAACCATACGAGATATCGATTGTAAGTGTACCCGCCGACCCGAATTGTGGTATCGGTAGAGAACTTGAAGTAGAAGAAGTAAAAGGAGAAGTAACAATGGATTTAGAAACAAAGAAAACAGTTAATGAAAAAGCGATTGTTAAAGAAGAAGAAAGAGCGGTAAAAGAAACAGAAAAGAAAACTGAAGAAAAAGCAGCAGAACGAGAAGTAAAAGAAGAAAAGACGTTTGCTACAAAAATTAATGTTAATGCAGAAAAAACATTAAGCGAAGATGATATTGTTAAACTTGTTAGAAAGGAAATTTTAGAAAGAATGGCTAAAGAAAACGAACCGATAAACATTGATTTAGGTAAGACAAATGAAGAAAAAATTTGCGAACGTGCAGTAGACGGATTGGCGTTGCAGTATGGCATTATTGACGAAAAGTCCGCAGTAGACGGAGCAAATCAATACAGAGAAAACGGGATACGTACCATTGCAGAAGATTGCTTAATTTCAAGCGGAGATTACAACGAAAAATCACTCAGACATATGGGCAATGCAGAATTATTTGAACATGTTGTAGGTAAACGTTCTGTAGGAAGTGAACAGTTTGTATCCGTTATCGACAACTTTGCTAATAAAGTTATGTTGAACTCTTATAAAGAACAACCGACAACATTTAGAAAATTTGTAAGTAAAGGGGTAAATCGTGATTTTAAACCGACCTATAAATATCGTGTAGGGTTGGGCGGAGTACCTGAACTCATGGCACAAGAGTCAAGCGAGTTTAAATATCAAGGTGCAAGCGACGCAAGAGTTGCAACCAACATTCAGACTTACGGAAAAGGTATTTCATTGACAAGAGAAATCTTTATCAATGATGACATGGGAACAGTTGTTAAGTTTATTCAAGCACAGGCAAGCGGTTTTGAAAGACTTAAGGAAAAGATGTTCTATGACCTTTTGCTTAAAGGTGCAGGCATTTTCACGAAAGCACACGGCAACGTTGCAGAAAAACATAAAGATTTAACACTTAAAGCATATAACGAAATGCGTAATTTAATGGTTAAACAGAAAGATAACGATAATTTAGCATATATCGGAGTTTATCCGAGTTTCTTGTTGTGTGGCACTGATTATACTTATACTCACTTACAAAACTTGCATTCTGTATCAGACCCGACACAGTCAAATGCAAATGTAACAAACCCCTTGTATAACTCAATGCAAGTAGTTTCAACACCTTACATTGAAGATGAAACCTATTATTTGATTGCAAGTCCGTCAACAATGGAAGGTATCGAATATACAACATTGAACGGTATCGACCGTCCGCAGTCAAGAACAGTACAGTCACTTGAAACACTTGAGGTTAAAGTTCAATTTTGGAATGACTTTGGATTTAACTTGATTGACTACAGACCGTTTGTAAAAAATGACGGTAAATAATGATATTTAAGTGTTTGTAATAAGTTTTTAAATAGAAAGGACGACAATAATGATTAACGCAGAATTTGTTCAAGTAGGAGCGATTATAGATTATAAAGTAGATAACGCAGTCGGTTATCATGAGGCAGTTGTAATTGGAGATATTCTCGGAGTTACACGCAAGAGCGGTAAAAAAGGAGATATTGTAGCTTGCGATATCGAGGGAGTTTTTAGAATAAAGAAAAAAACAGGCGAAGAAATTAAACAAGGTAAAGCATGTTACTTTACCACAGACGGCATTACAGGAACAAAAACAGGTGCAGAACCTAAATGTATTTCAGTTGAAAATGCTACATCAGAACAAGAAACGATATTAGTTAAAATTAACGCTTAAAGAGTTGATATTATGAGTATGCTTAATGCACAACGGAGAATAAGTAAAAAAGTATTCTTTTCAGAGAAAAGACTCGGAGAAAAAATACTTTATAACGGAGTAGAAATTGTTGCATTAGTATATATCGGTTCGAGTTTAACACGTAGTGATTGGAACGATACACATACACAAATAGAACATTCACGGCTTGGCGACCTTGCCGTGTTTTCTATTTGTGATGATGTATCGGACAAGAACGGAATAAAAGAACCGATTGAAGGTGATGTAATAATCTATGGCGACCATGTTTACGGGGTTAGTAGCATAATTGAACATGATGTAACAGGTTGTCATTGGGTAGTGTTGGCAAGTAAAGAAGAGAAAGCATATGGACGGTGAAGTAAATGATTGAAATAGACGTATCAGATGAACTAACACCATTAACACAATATATGCTTAACAACAATAAAAAAACCTTAGCAAGAATGACAAAGTCAGTCGGATACTTTACACAAAAAGAAATAAAAAAAGGAGTTAGGACGGGTAGTCCTAACGGCGAAACATGGCAAAGTCGCATACCGTGGAATATCAGACGAGCAGTCCAAGACGGACATGCTCCGACATCATGGTATGGGCAAATGAAAAACGCTATAGGTTACCAATACGATAACTATGCAGTAAAAATCGGTTGGACGAGCAGAACATCGGCGAGTTATGGCAGAAAACAAGAAAGCGGATATAAAACTTTAATTACGGGATTGGTTCGTGAAAAATGGGCAAAAGCAGGATACCCGTTATCACATCACAAGGATTATTTGATTACACCGCCAAGACCGATTTTTGAACCTATGATGAGGGCGATTGAACCGCAGATTGCACCATACATTGAAAATAAACTGAATGATTATATTAACAATTCTGTTACGTTTTCTAAACGTTCTAGAAGAAAGTATAAGGTGTACTAATGGCATTACAAAATTTAGATATATCGGATAGTCTGTTGGAGTTGGGAAGGTATTTGAAACACAATAAAGAAATTGAAGATTTTTGTGTTACTCAATGCAACAAACATTTGAAAGTTTATATTGGCGACTTTTTAAGAAAAGATATACCGACCGCAGAAGATACACCATATATAGTTTTAACCGACTTTAGAAAACTTGAGGGACAAAACGTTGAATTTTGCACATATAGCTTAGATTTGTATGTAGGTATAGGAAGTAACAACATTGTAACCGTTGAGTTGGAAGAAAATATTACAATGCCTGATTTATACGATTTAACAGTTAAACTCATGAACCTATTACAAAAAGTCATAAATGACAAGGAATATAGAAATCGTCCTATATCAAGAATTAGGACGAGCGGTGCTTATCCTATATCTTCGTTAGGTAACCATTGGGTCGGAAAGCTAGAGATAGAATGGCGGATATATCAGACATTAGGAACTCAATATACAGAAGAATTATAATGAAAAGGAGATAACATAATGGCAATTAAACAGGCAATGGGTGTTTATACAAAAACAGTATTAATACCTGAAGAAGCATTAAGAACATTACCGTCAACCTTAGACGGAAAAGGTTATATATTACCTTTTAACAGTAATACATTATCCTCAACACAGAACACAACAACCCCCTCAACCATGAGTGGACGAAGGGACGCTACAGAACCGATTTACGGAAATATTGATGTAAGCGGTAATTTAACAATACCGCTTGATACGGTAGCATGCGGAGTGTTGTTTGCGAGTGCATTTGGTAAACCGACAACAACAGAGTCTACAGGTGTAGCAAGCGGAGCTAAAAAACTTTATACTCATATTTTCAAACCGAGTAAAGAGCAACCGTCTTTTGCAGTAGAAAAGATTTTCAATAACGGTATTTGCTCTGTTGTTAAGGGAGTTAAAATTAATAAACTTAGTTTTAACTTTGGCGGCGACGGTGAATTGACAGTCGGTGCAGATGTTATCGGTTGTGATGAAGAAATAAAAGACACACAAACAAGTAAGAGTCCGAAAGAAATATCAATTAACAGATTGAATAATTTTCAAGCAAGTTTATTAATTGACGGTGAAGAAACCGCAGTTGTAACTGATATGAGTTTGGAAATAGCATTTGGGCTTGACGGAAACTCTTATACAATCGGCGGTAAGGGATACCGTTCAAGAATTAATGAGGGACTTATCGAACCGAGCGGAAACTTAACCGCATTTTTTGATGACAAAAAATTCTTAGATAAGGCGATGAAAGCTGAAACAACCAAGATACAGGTTAAATTTAAAAAAGGCGACCATGAATTATTGATTGACCTTCCTGAAGTAATGTTTTCACGAAAGACGCCAGCAATAGAAAATGCAACGGGACTTGTTCAGAAACTTGATTATCACGGCTTTTACAAAGAAAACAAGGATAATTCATGTATCAAGATTACACTTGTAAATGAAACTGAAGAATATAACGATTTTAATGTTTAAAGTTTAAAGTGGTACTAAATAGTACCACTTTTTGTTGTAAGTAAGAAAGGTAAAAACAATGAAAAAAACAGAAAAAACGGTATCAACGGTAGAAATAAAAGGACTTGTAGCACGAGCAATGAATTTAATTGAATATGGCGATTATTTAGATTACATAGATAAAATAGGCACAACAAAACAAGAAAATAGCAGATTATATAAATATGCTTTATGGGTTTTGGAAAACATTTATAACGTCAAGAAAGGCGAATTTAATCAATGGAAACCGTCACAGTTGATTAAGTTGTTTACGGCAACGATTGAATTAACAATGAATGACGAAACCGAAGATTTAAAAAACTAGAGAACGTATGGAATTGGAACAGAAACGGTGGAGCGGAGTTTTTAAAAACATACATAAAAGCACAAAGACAAAAAGGCAACACGGAAATCAATGAAAACAACGCTCCCTGTAGATGTCCGTCCATACGAGAAAACAACAAAAAAGTATTTGCTATATACGGTTTAACATTAACTTGTAGACGATATATATCAACAATGGAAAGAGCAATTTTAATTGGGTATGATTGGTTGCAACTTAAAACAATTACCGATTTATATAACATAAAATTGACAAAACCTATTTTAAAGCGGTTGCAGTACATGGAAAAACTTGAAATTGAAAGCGAGGCAAAGAGCAACAATGGCAGTAACTGAAACAAGGGTTCGAATTAGCTTAATAGACAATATGACAAGCGGTTTAAATCGTGTTGCAACCGCTAATGATAGGTTTACAAATTCATTAAGAAAAGCTAGTCAGACCTCACAAAAATTAACTAGAAATATAAGAAACGTAAATACTGAAAACATGTCACACGGGTTTGACTCGGCAGTTAAAAGTGCCGACAGAATGAACCGCACGCTTAATCACCTTATATTTACAACAGGAAGATATTTAGCAATTTATAAGGGGTTTTCAGTTTTAGGCGGTTTGTTTGAACAGTCAATCGGCGGAGCATTCAAGTATGCAAAAGACATGGAAACAAACAGAGTCGGTATTAGTGGTATTTTAACCTCAATGACCGACTTAGGTGGTAAAACTTTAACTTGGAATAAGGCAATGGGCATATCCAAGAATATACTTGCAGATTTACAACAAGAAGCATTGAAAACGGCGGCAACTTCTGAAGAAATGATAGAAACATTCAGAGCATTGTTAGCACCATCCCTTGCAAGTGGAATGACTATTGACCAAGTAAAGACACTCACAAGCGTTGGCGTAAATGCCGTTAAATCTTTAGGATTACCGAGTAATCAGATAGTACAAGAATTAAGAGATTTGGTACAAGGTGGTATTAGACCTGCTAGTTCCACTCTTGCAACTTCTTTGGGACTAACGGACGCAGATATCAAAAGAGCGAAACAGTCGTCCGAGGGGTTATTTAACTTCTTGATGAAAAGACTTGAAGGCTTTAAACGTGCAAGCTTGGCTACACAAGATACCGTTGAAGGTAAAGAAGCACAAATTATGGAAGGTATACAACGTGGCTTGGCACTCGGCGGAGATAAACTATATAAGTTTTATGGTGAAACGTTGAAAGAGTTTGCAGATTATGTTGTTACCATTGATAAGGCAACGGGTGAATGGAAAATAAACAGTAATTTTTCTAGTACCGTATCAAGCTTGACTGATGACTTTATTAACATATCAACGTCCATTAAAACTATTGTTAAAGACGTTGCTCCGATTGCGAAAGGAGTTGTATTCAAACCTTTAGGAGGTATGTTGTCCCTTATAAGTCGTAATTTAACCTCGATAATTTTAGGGTTTACGGCGATAAAAGGGTTAAAGCTTGGAACTGATATAATCGGCGGTGCGTTTTTAAAAGACGAACAATATACACCTCAGACCCGTTTAGGTGAAATGATACGAGGGTTAAGATACAGACTCACAGGCGAAAGACAACAGTTAGAAGAATTAACAACTCAACAAGAAGCGTTTAACAATGAACTTGACAGGTTCAGAAACTCAATCAATGCTTTTTCAAATTTTAACAACTTTTTAAAATCAAACAGTAACAGTATTTATAACTTATCTAGAGGGTGGGAACAACTCGGATTAAACGCAGAAACCGCAAAAAAAATTGAACAGGAAGCATTGACGGCATTAGCACAAGGGAATAAAACACTTTATGAAGATATTGTCCGCAAAGGCGATTTGCTTGCAACAACCGCACAAAAAGAAAAAGAACGTTCAGACTTTATTCAAAGAGCATACGAGAAAGAAATAGCAAGTATAAAAGAACTTATAGCACTTGAAAAAACAAGAGAACATAACGCAGATACATTATACAAGCGACTTGTTGACAACATTAACTTATCGGCAAAAAGCAAAGGTATAAATGTACATCGAAACAACGAAGAACGTATCAACGGATATATAAAAAATACAGACAACGAAGAATGGAAACGACAGATTGTATCAGACTTAAATACAAAGTTGAAAGAAACAAGTTTGAGTGTAGAACAGATAGACGGATTAACACTTAACTTTTTAAATACACTAAAGGATTGCAAAGAACAAACCGCTTTTCTTAACTTTGAAAATACCGTTAATAGTGCTAAGTTACTTGAAAATCAATTACTTAGTGTTTACGGAGTTACTGAAAAAATAACCCAAGCGGAATTAAGGGTTAAAGAGTTTTTAGTTGGCACAGCTCCATTTGAGGGTGCAAAAGCAGATGTAAGAACAATGCTTAACACAATGGAGAGATTGGGTGTAGAAACTGAAAAAGCGTATGAATTTACGTCTTTGTACGTCAATGCGATAAATACCATTAACCCGAGCAAAATGAACGTAATAAACGATGTTTATAAGAATATTATCAATAGTGCAGAACGTTATATAGAAGTAAAAAGACAAGAACAAGCGGAAAATCAAAAAGAAATTGAAATAAATCAACGATTAGCATTGGAAGTTACGGCTTTGCATAATGCTTATAAAGTCGGCGGAGAAAAGTCTTATCAAGCAGTTCAGCAGATTATAACAAGAGAAAAAGAACTCACAAAAGCATTAGAAGATAGAGGGTTAGCAACAGACGAGTTAAACTCAAAACTTGAAGAATACTTACAGTTAATGGCAAGTGCGACTAAAGAAGAACAAGCTGCCATACAGACCAACACCGAAATCATGTTGCAGAACGAAGAAGCTACATTAGGACTTGCAAATAAGCAGGGTAAACTAGCAGATAAAGCAAATAAAGTTGCAAGCAGTATCGGTACGGCAAGTTTGGCATTGGGTATATTGACAAGTGTTATCGGTGATAGTGCAGGCGAGTATAAAGACATTGTAACCACTATAGGTGATTGGGCAACTAAAATAGGTTTGGTAACAATGGGAATTGAAAGTTTATTACCTTTGTTACCCGTTATAAAATCTTGTATTGTAGGAATAACGGCGGTATTGTCGGGACCCGTGGGATTAATCGCTTGCTTGGCAACCGCAGTCGGTTACTTATTTACACTTACCGATAAATTCAAAGAACTTACAAGTAGTAAATATCGGACAAAAGTCGGCAAAGACTCTATTTTATTTGATATACCGTTTACAAGGGGTTGGGCGGAAGCACATTCTGAGTCAAAAGACGAAGCGGAAAATCAGCGTTCTTATCATAATACCCTTAAAAGAGATGCAAACGGTAAATTGGTATATTCGTTTTCGGACGATGACCTTACGGAAGGACTGAATTTTTACGGTAATTCGTCACATTCGTTTTTTGATGACGAAATGAAAGCTTTTAACGGTAATAACTATAAAATAGACTCAAACGGTAAATTCTCACCATCGAGCAATGACCTTAACAGTTATGTAAAAAGCATACAAGACCAGAACCTCACTTTAAAAGACCTTGCAAATAAAATCGGTAATGAAGATTTAACTAGTCATGTTGCAAAACAAGAAAAAGAACGTTTATACAAAGTAGAAGTACCTATAGGACAAGAAATCGCCAATTATGCAAATACTTTTGAAGATGGTATGCAATGGGTCGGCAGTTTTACAGACCAACTAGACGTGCAGTGTGCAAGTTTTGTATCTGAACTGTACAAAGCTAACGGAGTTCTCGGCTTATGGACGGACAGGGTAGATGTATTGGCAGACCAATTTGGTAGTGCTTATCACCGTGTAAGTTCCAACGCAGAAATCGAAGAGAGAGCAGAAGTCGGCGATATGATAAGGTGGAACGGACATACAGGTATTTACATGGGTAACGGTATGTACCGAGCAAGAAATTCAAGCGGTGGAGTACACACGGGAACACTTGAAGAAGGTGAGCGGTGGTTTGGAACTCCCGAGGGATATGGCAGTATATCGGAATACACAAGCGGACGAACAGTAACGGAGCAAGTCAACGAAGAACGCAGAAAAGCTATAGAAACACAACGAGAAACCGAACGAAGTTATGAACGTATACAGAACATAATGTATGAACTCAACAAGGCAACAAGAAAAGCTAACGGAACATTGACGGAATATGATGAAACAATGGAAACAACCGCAAGAAAGATATTGAGTTACCATAAAGACATCATCAAGGCAAAACATTTAGGAATTGACGTTGAACCGTTGAAAAAGGCAATAGACGACTATGCACAAGCTATGCAGAAAATGGCAAGTCTTAAACGTAAAGAAAAGAACGAAGATGATAAAAACGCAGAATATCAAGCGGAAATTGAGCATTTAAAACGTTTACACGACTTGGGAGAGTTGAGTTTAAAAGAAACAAGAGAACAAGTAAAAGCTAAATTGAAGATACAACGAGATTATTTAGCTAAGTTGCTTAAAGAAGAAACAATGACGGCAAAACGCAGAGCGGAAATAGAAAAACGCTTAACGGACGTTACAAAGGAAATAAGAGCAGATACACAAGAAACATTCAGCGAGGCATTGGATAAAGTCGGCGAGAGATTGACCAATAAAAAATTAGATTTTCAAGGAGCTATTGACGGAGTCGTGCAAGATACCATAAGAGCTGGAGAGCAACTTGTTTTGGCAAGTGGAAGTTTTTCAGAGAAGATAAACAACTTCTTTGATACGATTACCAACAGTATTATGAGTAAAACTACCAACTTAATAATGAACGGTTTAATTGACAGTTTATTTATGGCATTACATATACCGACTCACGCAAGCGGAGGTACCGCCCGAGAGGGACTTGCTATTGTCGGCGAACAGGGACCCGAGCTTGTACATTTTGGTAAAACGTCACAAGTATATACCAACAGAGATACACAAAAATTGTTAGGTGGCAATGGAACAAACGTTAATATCAAGGTAAATTTAAAGAACGAAAGCGGAGTACAAATGCAGTCAGAACAACAAGGAGAGGTGCAATTTGACGGCGAAAGCTATGTTTTGTCGATTGTTCTTAAGGGTATATCTGAAAATAAATTAGGTATCAGAAGTGCGTTGAAAGGAATGACACAGAATGGCTAATAGTATAAAAAAGTTCCCTCACGACAAAATAAAAGCGTTACCGAGTTATCCGTTTGAAATATCACCTGAAGATACCTCGAGGGTGAGTAAGTTTGAGGACGGAACTACTCAAGGTTTGAAAATAAAAACACGCAGTAGAGCGGTTTATTCAGTAAACTACAATGACATAACATACGAAGATTTTAGGATAATTTATTCATTTTTAAAAGACGAAGTCAATTTTGGAGCTTCGTCTTTTTTATGGATAAACCCGATAACAAATGAAACACAAGAGGTAAGACTTTTGAAAATAAAAAAAGCAATAAACACAAGCATTAATTATTGGAGTATAAATTTTGAGGTAGGAGAAATATAATGCGTACAATATCACAAGCAACCAAGCAAATAAAAAACAAGCTATCAAATGATGACGGCTTGTTATTTTTACTTGATATTATTGTACCCTCAAACCCCTTATTTTTAGTAAGAAACAATGAAGATATTATACGTAGGCGACAACTTTATAAGGCGTTCCCTGTAGAAATCGGAACGGTAAGCGAGGACGGTACAGGTGCAGACAGCAATGTAACATTGACATTATCCAACTTGACACAAGGATTACAGTTTTTAGTGGAAGAGGAAAAGGGAGCGGTCGGGACACCCGTTGTATTGAGAGTTGTCAACACCGCCGATATAGACGGCGAGGCGGATATTGAGGAGTTTTTTACAATAACGAAATGTAAAGTAAATAGAGAAAAAATAGAATTTACATTAGGCAACGGATATTCAGTTCGTAGTAGACGACCATTAGACCGATATATGAAAAATAATTGCAGATTTAAATATAAAGGTATCCGTTGTGGTTATAATGGCGACTTAAAAGAATGTAAACATACATTAGCAGATTGCAGAAAACATAGAAATTCAATGCGTTTTGGTGGGTTTGTCGGTATTGATAGAAAGGGCGTGTACAAATGATTGAATACGAAGATTTATTGGATATACCGTATAAACACAACGGACGAGATAAAAACGGTATCGACTGTTACGGGTTAGTTGTTGAAGTTTTCAAAAGATACGGAATTAAAGTCCCTGAATATCAAGCTCCATACCATGACTATAAAAAGATAAACGATTTATACATGGAAGATACAAACAATGGAATTTGGGAAAAGACACACTACACCGAAACCGCACCGCCTTTGGCAGTTGCCATGAGACTCGGTTCTTCTGTTGTAAATCATATAGGAGTTTATATCGGAGATAACAAAATAATACATTGTACTGAAAATTTTAATGTATCAGTTTTTGATAATACAAGTCCTCAATATAAACGACTTATAGTCGGATATTACAAATTAAGGGGCGTGCAATAATGGTAACATTAATAGTTGTTAAAAACCCCTTTACACCGCAGGACGGACGAGAAATAAAAGAAATAAAAGCGGAAGGGACTGTAAAAGATTTAATTGATAAATATAAAAGAGAAAACACCGTTATAAGGGCAACAATAAACGGTGAAATTGTTGAGGATAAAACAGTATTAAAAGACGGTGATTTTGTTGTCATTTATCCGATAATACAAGGTGGCGGTGGGTTTTTAGGAACGCTACTTGGAGTTGCATTATCCGTTGTATCTATCGGAGTCGGCGGTATTGTTGCAAGTGGTATATGGGGCATGGCAGGTATAACCGCCGCTACAGGTTGGGCAATGGTAGGCGGTTACTTGGCGGCGGCAACCATTATGTACTTAGGAAACTCACTTGTCGGACGTTTTATGGGTCGACAAAACAAAGGTTCATTTGAAAACAACGCCACTTATGGGTGGGGCGACATCGTTACCATGGAAGGGCAAAACAACCCGATAGCATTAACTTATGGAAAAGTAAAAAGTGGCGGACAAACAATAGGACGCTATATAAACACAATACCGAGTCACGGTAAAAAGGCAGACAAAGAAGTATTGAATTGGCTTGTCAGTTGTGGCGAGGGTGAATTGGAATTATCCGATATAAGAATAAATGACAACCCGATAAAGTATTACGGAGATATAACGGTAGAAACAAGAAGCGGAACAAACACACAAGAAATAATATCCAACTTTAACGACACCTATTTCACAAAACAATTAGGGTACGAATTGGAAGGTGGAGATACAAACAACGTTGATATAAAGCACGACGCAATATACCTATTGCAGTTGTCAGACGGTACAACAAGAAGAGTTCCGAAAGAAAAAGCAGATACATTGTTAGGAAAATACGGAAGCAGTAAAAAAGGACTTGGCGGAGTAATGTATATGCTCGGGGGCTTAATAAATATTGCAACTTGGGGCTTTGCACGTTTTCAGAAAGTAAACGAAGTAAAAAGAGAATTTAATATACCCGAAAACGTAAAGGTTGTATCGGCAAGCGAAGTTGATTATACAGATAAAGAACTTAACGAATTAAGCGGAGTATGGCGACACGATACGGCACAAGGCAATGCAACCGAGGGACTTATAGTTCGTATATCGTTACCGAACGGATTATATTATTCAAACGACAAAGGCGGGTTAGATAATGCAAGTGTACATGTTATAGCACAGTATAAACGTACAAGCGATGATAAATGGGCATTGTTGGCAGACGCAGTTATAACTGAAAACCGCACAGGAGCAATAAAACGTGAATATAGGGTAGATAACTTAGTACCTGATGAATACGAGGTACGTGTTAAGTGTTTATCACGGTCTCATGAACCGACAAACAATAGGGCAAGTGTACGTTGCTATTGGGACGGATTAACCTCAATCGTTTATGACGATTTTTCTTATCCTTGTACTTCTTTAATCGGAATAAAAGCATTGGCAACAAGTCAATTAAGCGGTAATCCTACCCTCACATTTATGAAAGAGCGAAAATCAGTTTATGTTTATGATACAGACTTAAACAAGTATGTATTGAAAAACGCAAATAACCCTGCTTGGGCATGTTATGACATGATACACCAAGCGAGAAGATTGAAAAATATAAATACAAACGATTATGAAATTGAAGTTCGAGGTGCAAAAAAAGAACTTATCCGCTATAACGATTTCAAGCGGTGGGCGAAGTTTTGTGATGATAAAGATTTAAAAGTAAACATTGAAATTAACCGATTAGGAGAGTTACTTGAAGTAATAAACAAGGATATTGCGTGTATCGGACGTGGAATGGTAGTTCAGTTTGGTACTAAATTTGGTTGTATCTTTGCACACAAGCAACAAGCAGTACAGATGTTTAATATGGGTAATATCATTGAAAATACATTTTCAGAAGAGTTTTTACCTAAGAACGACAGGGCTAATTGTGTTGAAGTAACGTTTACCAATAAAGATAAGGAATACGAAAGAGATGTCGTTACCATATACGGCGATACATACGATACAGACGATTATGAAAAAACCGCACAAATGACTTTTGACGGAATAACAGATTATAAACAAGCTTATAGGGAAGGTAAGTATCAACTTGAATGTAATAAACGTCAATTAAGGACTATAAGTTTCAGTGCAAGCATAGATAGTATAGCTTGTACAGTAGGTGATGTAGTCCTTGTATCACACGATGTTCCGAGGTGGAGTTATAGTGGACGCATACAAGATGTTGACCTTGAAAACGGAATTATAACATTACCGATAGAGCTTGAAAGTAAAGACGATAATTATCTTTTACAATACAGAACAGTTGATGATTATATCTGTAAAGAAAATTGTAAGATACTAACGGCAGGAACTAAAAAGACAACTGTTTACATTGAAAATTTAAGTAATAAAAAATACTTACCTCAAGTTGATGATATTTTTAACTTGGGAATTGAAAATAAAGGTGCAAAACCTTTTGTAATACAGTCTATAAACCGAACTCAAGAATTTATCCGTACAATAACCGCTATTGAATATTCAGAAGCATTATTTGACGAAAATTACTCAATACCTGAAATTCAATATTCAACAGATACTACAAAACCGACAAACATAACAGAATTAGTTACCAACATGTACCAATTCACGGACGAAAGCAACAGCGATAAAGCTAAAATATATGCAAGTTGGACGCAAGCGGAAAACGGCGGTACATATACGGTGCTTATATCTGAAGATAAAGGCGAAAATTGGCAAGTGGCGGTAAGTAATATATCAAGAAACAATGTAGAACTTGAAGTAGACCCATATAAGGAATACAAGATAAAAGTATTAACAAGTAAAGGCATGAGGCAGTCGAGCGGTGTTATAAGTGGAATAATAAAAGACGAACCCCCGAAAGCACCTGTAGAGTTTAAGCTCAAACAGTCCGATACAAATAATTCTAAAATTACTTTTACATGGAATAAAAATGACGAACCTGATATGCTCGGTTATCAATTAACGATAAACGATAAAGACGTAATCTTTGTAAAAGATAATACATACGATTATACAGTCCCGAAAAGTGGAGAATATGTATTTAAGCTTAATGCTATTGATAAAGCTAAAAATAAATCAGATAGCGTTACCATTAACAAGTTTATTAAGCTTGAACCTCAGGACGTCACAGGGCTTGTAATTGAACAGGATAAATCGTCACGTACTCTAATTAAATTATCGTGGGACACACCGAAAGAAAAAGGCATCGACCATTACATTGTTAAAGTAGGCGATACATGGGAGAACGGTAAATTAATATCGGATTATGTAAAAGATACCTTTATAGAATTTAATATCAAAGACGAATACGAACACACATACTTTGTTAAGGCGGTTGGCGGTAACGGATATGAAAGTATCAATGCCGTAAACGTGAAAAAAGCATTTAAACTTAAACCGCACAAGGTTAATGCTATACAAGCTTATCAAGATAAAGAGGATAAAGCTATGTTACGTATACAATGGCAAGCTATCGAGGATACGGATATATTGGGTTACCAAGTAAAAATCGGTGATACATGGGATAGTGGTGAACCGTTACCGTTCACACGAGAGTTGTATACAAGTTACACACTAAAAGAAAACGGAATTTATCATATTATGATAAAAGCTATCAACAGGGCAAATTTTGAGTCCGATTTAACGGATATTACACTTAATGCCGATATTACACCTAAAGACGTTGAAGGTTTTATCATATATAAAGACGGAGACGCACTTGAAATGTATTGGGACGAGGTGAACGAAAAGGACGTAACAAGTTACGAACTTAGAGAAGGTTATTCATGGGACTTGGGAGCGGTAATTGCAGGTGGAATTACAACAACAAATTATCACTATCCAATATCCAATGAACGAGTTTATAAATTCTTTATCAAAGCTAAAAACAAGAACGGCAGTTACAGTAAAAAAGCAAGTATGCAGTCAATAAAAGTTACTGATTTATTACCTAAAAACATTGTACTTACTATAAACGAGTTGGCACTTGCAAATGGTAACAAAAATAAAACTGAAATAGGTAAATCACGTTATAATTTTGCTACTTTTGGCGGTAGGTTTTCAGATTATCCGACAACTAAATTCAACGATAACGGCGGTTTAAGAACATTGAAAATTGCCGATGAAGTTTTACCGACAATTAAAAAGTGGCTTAACAAAGAAATTTCAATAAATGATGATGAGAGAATATTTACATATGAAACACAGGTAATAGACATTGAACAGTTAATTACATGCACCATATCGGCAGAATTTAATACAACGGCGGTACAAAGGGGCGGTAAGTGTGATTTATATATATCGACCTCGCAATACAATAATAATGATTGGACTTCATGGGAAATTTTCAAACCGATACAAAGAACTTTTCAATATGCAAAATTGAAGGTTGTATTTGGTATTGACGAAAGTACCAAGATAAACAACCTTCCCGAAGTAATAAAATTCAATGTAATAATTGACGTACCTGATACCGATATCGCAAAGTCTGTTATGGTTGCTAAAGGCGGAGAATGGGTTGATTATAATCATAAATTCTTTACTATACCGACAGTCGTTCCAAGTGCAGTAGGTGAATTTATTCACGCAGAATTGATAAGTAAAGACAAAGAAAAATGTTTTATTAAAGTTAAAGACAGAAAAAATAACGATGTAGGCGGTAAGGTAGATATACGAATAAAAGGTTATTAAAAAAAAGACGTTATCAATTTGGTAACGTCTTTTGAATGGGGGTAAAAATGGAAGATAAAAGAACAACAATAGAAAAAGTAACAAGTAATCCTGAAGATACAGAGTTGTTGGCAGAGTTCCCGAGTAAACAACGAAAAATACATAGTGATTTAATTAATGGACGTATCGTTGATAGTGGAACGGTACAAGGATTAAAACCGAGCAATGAAAGCGGACAAATACCTATAAACAACGGCAATTTAAATAAAGGGCTTAATGCAGAAAAGCTCGGCGGTGAACCGAAAGAATATTTTTCAGCCGCTACCCACCGTCATAATAACGTTACTAATGATGTTGACGGCTTTATGAGCAAAGAGGATAAAAGAAAACTTAACACTATAAAAGAAAACGCAGAGGAAAATCAAAATGCTTTTAGTGGTGTTGCTGTTGCTAATACAATAACCGAGTTGACGACGTCAGACAATCTTATAACAGCAAAAAATAAGTCAGATGCGTTCGGATTATTGGGTAGCGAAAATATAAAGTTGGACTTAGATTTAAGTAACAATGTAACAACAATAAAATTAAACGGCAAAGTTCCTACCGCTAGTTATGCAGATAACGCAAAAAAAGCGGAAAAGGCGGACGTATCCACTAACGCAGAACACTTAGAAAATAAACCGATATATTCATCTAGTAATCAGTCAAATTCTATACCGTTCATTGACGAAAACGGAGTTTTAAATGTTGGTAATGCTATATCATTCATAAACAAGCTAACAGGTGAAAAAACACTATTTAACGTTGACGGTAAAGGGAAGGTACAGTTGAACGGTAAAAGTAAAGGACTTGGCGGAGGTGGCGGCGGTATTGTTTGTGGAGATGTATCAGACCCCGAAGCATGGTGGGTGAAATTTGGCGGAGCAATACCATTGATAATACAAGGCGGTAGACGTCCAACTCAAGGATACGGTATCCACACTTGGAGTTTACCTATTGCGTTTACAACTAAAATATTAGCTTTAGTAAATACAGCAGTTACTACTGGGGGCGAGGGCGGTTCACATTTTCATTTTGTTATTGTTGAGGAGTTCAGTGGGAACAATGGACATTCAACACTTACTAAAGTTGTATATAGAACAGATGAAGGTTCAAATAGGCGTTCAGATATTATAGCGATAGGAATTTAAAAAGAAAGGAGAAATAATATGGGTAAACCTATATATGTAAGTGTATTCAAAAAATTCAGTAAAAGCTCCGACTCAAACAATACCAGAGTTACTAGTTATGTTTTAGGGGTTCATGGCAACACAATAAAAGAATTAAAAGCAAAAGCAAAAGCAGAATATCCTAATGATTGGGCGTTTGTTATGAGTACCGAAGATTACCATAAAACACTTAGTAAATATTATACGAGTAGTAATTATATGTTTTCAGACGGAGTAACAATTACTAACCCGGATAGTTATTCAGACAATACAAGTTTTGAGGAAGTGAACGGAGCGGAAGTAGAAATAAATTACGGTATTATACCTCACACAATAAATGCGGAAGAGGTAAAACAAGCGGCACGAAATACGTTTTTTAATAACAATGAATTAATATTCCCAAACGGTACTAAGATAGGAGTAGAGCAATGAAGCTAAAAATAACACGTCCGAATGGAGAAGTTGAAAGAGCAGAGTTAAGAGAAAATAAAATCCCGTATTGGATAAAGTATTATAAAATCACGATAGGCGGTAAAACGTATTATGCAATATTAGGTAAAAAGAAAGACACTCATATGTATGTAGATTTAGCTACAAACATACAAGGTATAACTTATTATGATAAATACTATGTACAAAAAAATTTTGTTGACCTAGTTAATTTAAACGAATATTGTTCAAATAATATCCGTAATTGGCGAGATAGTGTTGAAAGATTACCAAGCGAAAATCAAGAGTATTTAGAAAACGTGAAACCTTACAGAATGAATTATTGTTTTGGGCACGATAGCTCAGATAATTACAAAGTCAGCGAGCTTGATTTAAACGAAATGGATACAAGCTTTTGTACTAATATGGAAGGTACATTTTATGCCATGAAAGGGCTTACAAGACTTGACGTCAGTAATTGGGACGTCAGAAGTGTTACGAACATGGCATATATATTTGAGTGGAGCGACGCTATTAAAAGTTTAGATTTAAGCGGTTGGGAAGTGCAAAATTGTACCAATTTTTATCGAGCGTTTAAAGGTTGTTATAACCTCGAGGTTTTAGATATATCAAACTTTTACATTCTTGAACGTGCTACCATTACAGAAATGTTTGAAAACGATAATAAACTTAAATATATTATTATCCCTGAATATAAAGAAAATACGTTTAACAACAAGCTAATTTATGCACTAATGGGAATAAAACCTAAGGAATATGAAAAAAGTAAAAAATGTAAATTTTTATGTAGTAAGAAAAGTATTATAGAACACAAAACTTCTATCAAAAATTCGTGGAGAGTGGCAGCGGAATACATGGACGATATAGAAAACTATGAGATAAAACGTAACAAAGGGCAAGTAGAAGTAAAACAAATAAAAGAAGTTAACCCTTCGCAGTTACACAGAATAGAACTTGATAAAGGGTTTGGAGGTAGGGATGGCAACTACTGGGTACGTATTGAGGTTCCTAAGGGGGTAAACAAAATAAAGGTTGTAGGTTATGGAGATAACAGGAGTATTTATGTACGATACTTGAAAGTAGAGGGGGGAATGAATGTAGAATTTAAAAATGGAAGAATATATCACAGTGGTGGTAAGAACGGTAACAGTTGGAGTGCATATTATAGTGCAGTTAAAAAATCAACAATCTCTGGCAATAATGTAGATAATAAAAACATATTTTATTTTCATTCACCAACAGGAAAAGGTATATATTCTTACATAGTTAAAGCATATATCGAGTATGGAGAAGAAATTGACAAATTACCTATTATCGACATTGATTTAGTAAATAACCGTAAGTTAAGTGATATTTTGGATTAGCACTCATAATTGAGTGCTTTTTTATTGAAAGGACTGATTAAGGTTGAGCGATTTTATTCATTATTTTTTTAAATACATACATTGTATTATTCATAATATGTACAGAGTTGTAACATCTTTAATATCGGCTTGGTATGTCAAGTTACCAATAGCAGGACTATGCTTGTTGTTGCAACACCATTTAAAGCTTATTTCTATTTTTTCGTTGTTGGTAATTTTAGATTTAGTTACTAAATTTATTTCTTTGTCTTATGGATACATGGTCACAAGACAAGCGGAAGACACAGACTTTTTTAATGCTTGCAGGTACACTAATTTAATTGAGGCAAGAAAAGCGGGAATAATAAAAAGTAGGATTATGAAAACTCAATTCGTGGGTAAAATATTAACTTATGTTTTTGTTGTTGCCACTTGTTTAATGGTAGATAAAATGGTTCGTGAAAGTGGCGGTGTAGGTGGCTTTACAACGCTTGCGATAGGATACTTGGCGATGACTGAATTATTATCCATTGTGGAAAATTTATCGGAGAGTGGTGTTTCAAGTATGCAAGGACTTTACGATTTGATTAAAAAGAAGAAAGGTAATTAAAAATGAAGGGTATAGATGTATCTGAAAACAACGGTATTGTTGACTGGGCAGCGGTGAAAAACAACGGTATTGATTTTGCAATTATCCGTTTAGGATATGGCAACAACCACCTTGATAGTAGATTTTATGACAACGTCAACGGTGCTTTGGATAACGGCTTAAAAATAGGAGTTTACTATTATTCTTATGCACTCAACGAAGATATGGCACGGCATGAGGCGGAATTTGTTATAGCGGTACTTAGAGATTGCGGTTTAACCCCCGACCGCCTTGAAATGGGCGTTTGGTATGACATGGAAGACGCAGACGGATACAAGGCAAGAAATTACTTAACAGATAATCAAGAAATAACTAATATATGTAGTGTATTTATAAATACTTTATGGCGTGATAGCTATTACAGTACAGGACTTTATGCAAGTTATGATTGGCTTACAAATAAAATCTACGTTGACCAATTAGGCGGTTGTGCAATTTGGGTAGCACAGTATAATGCTACTTGCGATTATGAGCATGCCGACATATGGCAGTATACCGACAGTCTTAACATTGGCGGACGATTATTTGACGGAAATGTTGAATTTTAAAGGAGAATTTATGAATGATAAAAAAGAGTTTATTAAAAGGACTTTTATTTGCGTGCTTTTTGTCTTACTTTGCTATAGTGCCGTGCACTTTATCATCGGCACAAGAAACGTACACAATAACGGATACGGAATTAAAACAATTAGAAACGAACTTAGAAACGCTGAAGAAACACAGCAAGAAGAAACAAGAGTTATTAACGAAACAGCAAAATCAATTACAAGAAGTCAAAAAGGAATTGACGAAAGCACAAGGACAAATAAAAGCATTGAAAAACTTGAACGAACGGACGCAGAACTCATTAACGATTGCCAATCAATACTTGCAAGAGTACGAAAAAGAAACAAGTCAGAAGATTAAATCAGAGAAAAGGCAAAAGCATATATGGCAACTTGCAACTGTTGTAATGACGATAGTTGTTATTACAAAATGAAAAAAGACGGTATGGGTATAACCTGTACCGTCCTTTTTTTATTTGTTGTTTTTAATAGTTGACAAGTGTTTTAACAAGTGTTATTATAAGTGTTGAAAGGAGTTGCCGTTATGACGGGTAAAGAAATTTATAAAAAGCTCATACGGTTAGGGTGGGTTGAGGTATCAAGTAAAGGCGGACATCGTAAGTTAAGAAAAAACGGAGTAATGCTGATAGTCCCTTATCACACTACCGAATTAGCAAGAAAAACTGAACATAGCATTAAAAAGATAGCAAATTTAAAATAATTTGCTATCTTAAAGTTAAAAATATAAAAGGAGAATATTATGAATAGAATTTATCCAGCTATTTTTACTAAAGAAGAAACAGGTAAATATGCGGTAGAGTTCCCCGATTTACAAGGTTGTTTTACTTGCGGAGATAGTTTTGACGAAGCAATGAAAAATGCAAGTGAGGCATTAGGATTATATTTAATATCGGCTTTAGAAGACAATGAAGATATACCAAATGCAACAAATATAAAAGAAATAAAATGTATGAAAAACGAATTGGTAACATATGTTGTAGCAGATATGGAAAACAATCAAGATTATAGAAATAAAACGGTTACCATACCTATTTGGCTTGATACTATAGCACAGAAACAGAAAATAAACTTTTCATCTACATTACGAGAAGCATTAATATCTAAAATAGTTTAAGAAACACTATTTATATTTTAAGTTTTGGCACGGGCGGTATACAACATTTTTAGGTACTGATTTTTTTGTTTTCAAAAATAATTCGAGCGGTAACGAAAAAATTTAACTTTTTAATTTACATTAGAAACGTTTTAATGTATTTGAGTTTTAAGTATAGTTATGATATAATATATATATGAGTTTTAGAGATTAATTCTTTAAAATTTATATACCTTTACAAAAGATAACAAATAGCAAAGGGACGTGTACTAATTACATGTCCTTTTGCTATTTTTAATTGCTTTTATTTGTCGTTTAAACAATTTTATATTTACTTATATATTATTTATCCTTTTGTAGTGTTAAAACGTGAAAACACGCAAATAACAATAAATTTATAGTGTTTTTTACATTATTCATTCTTTTATTTATACGAAAACGAAAAAATGTAATGTTTTTATTGTTAATTAAGTTTTGATTTTTGAATTTTCTACACTTAGCAGTTATTAAGTCCGAGTTTTAACAGTTTTTTGCACTTGCCAACCGCCTGCAGAGCTTTTTATTGTTACCATTCTTTTATTGGTTGTTATTTGTGCTTTTATTTATGTTAGATTTTTGATTTATCGTTGTTTTAAAGCGTTTAAGTTTAACATGCTATGTAATTTATTTAAAGAATATAAAAAAGCTTGAAAACAAACGTTTAACAAACAAATAAAATAGAATAGCACGCAAGCGACTTAAAAAATCAAGTTAATAAAAAGCACGCACCTAAAAAAGCACGCTCCTGAAATGCACACAACCTGAAATGCACACAACCTATAATGCACACAACCTATAATGCACGCTCCTATAATGCACACATGTATTATGCACCTAACGCACACTTGCATTATGTAATTTTGCTTTGAATGAAAAATATAAGACGTAAACAACAATAAACAACAATAAACAACAGAACGAACGGAAGGGAACAATGAAGGGGGAAGGGAACAGAACAGAACAGAACGGAGAAGAGTTGAGAAGAGTTGACAAGAACGGAGAAGAACGGGGGCAATGGTAACAATAATACATGTTCCGCACGTGATTATTAGCATTTATTTATTTACGTTTTAAACGCTTGTTTTTTAGGGGGTATAAATATATCAAAAGAAAAAATAAAACGTCTTAAAACGCAAATAAAAACATCGAAATCTATCGATTTGAACACGCCTGAGGTATTTTTGCTACTTTTTTATCAAAAACAATAAAAAAAGAACGGAACATTAATGTTCCGTTCCGCTTTACTTTTATTTTTTAAAAGCCAATTTAAATTGCCAATTTTTTTCTGGTGCTACCGCATTGTAACAGTCTATAAAGTCGTCAAGAATTTCATATGCTGTAAAATCGTAACTTCTGTAATTTTCTAAATCTAATACTTGAAAGCTCTCACCACACGCACCTGTATGACTTACAAAACTTATGCCTGAATCATTAATTTCAACTCCGATTTCTTTAATTTCCGCATCAGCATAAATTTCTTTTAACTCTTCAATATTTTTCTTTGTAATTACTACAATCATTTTTTCTACTCCTTTACAAATTCACGGGGTAGGGGTAGGCGGTGCGCACCGCCGCACTCCCGACCTGCACCGTCCTAATTACTGTTTTAAAATTCTTATATGTTGACTGTCAAAAGTATCATTTATAAGTTTTATAACGCTTATAATATTTTCAAATCTGTAAGCTTTATCAGTTGCCCAAATGTACAATTTTTTAAGCTCCATATAGTCGTTTTCGTCATAATAGCTAACATTATCTAATATCCATTCAAATTTTTCTTTACATTGTAAATTCCAATTATTTACAACTTCTTCGTCATTCTTACCTTGTGCATATACAATGTTATTTACTACATCTTTAATTGTTATCATAATATTTTTTACTCCTTTACAAAAATTGGATAGGCGGTAGGCGGTTTCGCACCGCCTGCCATGCTCCGACCTGATTACTTTTGATACCGTATTATTCTATATATCACGTGGATTATAGTAAGTATCCATAAAAATAATATTATATTCATTTTTTGCCGTCTTTCCATAAATTTATAGCAATTAGATTGACTAATATAATTAATATCAGTTCCGCTAACATGTTCACGCTCCTATTATAATAATTTTCGTTTAAAGCGTCAAAGCACTTTTTAATCCAATGTAGTGTTAATTGCAATGTCTATAACTTCTATTATTTTTTCTTTTTCTGTTTTATCTTCGCAGTCCGCCGACTCATATAATCTTTTTAAAAAGTCGGCAAGCTCAAGCTTGGCAAGATTTAAATGTAAAACTTCTATTTGAGTTAAATTATAAGTATCGATATAGTCGCAATCTAATAATCGTTCTATTTGCTCCATGAGTTCCGTCAAGTCATAGTCTTTTTTAATCTGTTTAGTGGCAACTTGGGCACTCACCAAGCCGCCGTTTTCTTCCGCACTTTTAAAAACCTCATCGACTAACATATATATATTAGTAATGTTTTCGTTCAATACTAATTCTGTTATATAGTCTTGATTTTCTTGCAGCTCATTAAGTCCGATTTTTAATAATTCCATTTTTTACCTTCCTCTTTTTTTACTTCCGCCGGCGGTAATTATTTTTTGCCGGTAACACTTTTTTATAGTTGTTCCGGTCGGCGTTTTTATTCCAACCGGAACAATTATAAAAAGCTAATTAATTAAATGTACTCAAAGCGTTTTTAATGTATGCAATGTCTTTTTTTGTAAACTCTTTAAATTCTTTTTTCAAGATATTAAATTTTACTTTTTTGTTTACAAGTTTTTTCAAGTCGTAATAATTCAATGACGGCAAGTATTCAGCAAGAAACCAACCGATTTGACGGCGGGTAGTCTGAGAATATGTACCCGTTACAATTAATTCATTTTGTTCAATTTTAATTATCGGCGTGTTATAGCTAATAAATTCAATGTTACCGTTGTCGTCTATCACTACGTGGCAATTTGCCGACCTATGTTCTTTTAATGCTCTTATTTTCATAATATTTTTACTCCTTTACAAATTCACGGGGTAGGGGAGGTAGTTCCGCCCCGACCTAACTACTTTCTTATATTTCTTTATAAGCGTTTTTTATTAAAAATTCCTTTGCAGTATCTGACAAATATGTATCTACTTTTTTACTTGTACACGTACCACGTGATACGCTTGTAATCCTCATACTTCCTTTAATCATTTTCAATTTTACAATGGTCGCCTGCGGCGTGTATTTATACGCACGTGGGAAGGTCTGTGCATTTAAATCTATCCAGAATGTTGAACCTTCCAACGCTGTTTTAGTCCAATGGATAGGGTAGTTTAAAAGTTCATTAGATATATTGTATATATCTTCTACTGTTACCGTTCTAACTTTGCAACCGCCCTGCACAGAGGTTAATAATTCCGCAACACGCTTTTTGTTGCGTTCGTTCAAAATAATAGGTAACTTCATATTTTTTACTCCTTTACAAAAAACAACCAGATATGTTATAATTTTGGCAACATAAAAGACGGGGTATATTGCTATAGTCGTTTTTTTATGTTACCGCTTGCAAGTGTTCCAGCACTTGCAAGCTTTTTTTACTTCTTACCAACTATCATCTCATATTTCACAATTTTCAATAAAGTCTGAGTAATATAATAAGCTTTCAATTGTGTTTTTTTCGTCTTTTAAGCTTTCAATTTCTCCGTCATCATACAGCAATTGCAATGATTCATTGAGTGCTTCTTCTACTTCTTTAATTTGTGCTTTTTTCAATGCCTTTTTATATTTGTACTTATGTACTACTCCTTTTTCTAAAACACTTTGTATTTTTAATGTTATCATATGCTTTTTATTCCTCTTTCAAGCTTTTTTACTTTTTATTTTTTACTTTTTTTTCAGCAAGCCACTTTTTAAAATTGCGATATTTTTCATGACTTAAAACAAAACGGTAGATATTTCTGAATGATACCGCCAACCAATCATCGTTTAAACTCCAATATGGATCCACATAATCATATTCAGAATTTCCGAAAATTCTGGCAAGTTCTCTCGGCGAATATTGATAAAATTCACAATTCATGCTACTGTCGTTATTAAAAATTCTATAATCATCATCACACTCCGAATACTCCGCTTCAACAAATTCATTCCATAAATTTTGCAGCTCTTCAGCTTTTAATTCTCTTAAATTCAACATATTTTTACCTCTTTTCTTTAAATTACTTCAATTTCATCTGTATATATAATACCTCAATATGTCTTTGTCGTCAACTAAAATACTCAAAAACTTTACATTTTATAACTTTTAAACTATCTAATCATGTAATATATACTACATGTTGTATTTTTGTATTAATTTACATACTATACATAGTATGATTTTTAATCAATAAAATTTTATAATATCTATACTTGATATAATATCAGTATAAATTTATAAGAATATTCATTTCAATCTATGTAGTATTATTAATTTAAATATATAAATATAATATAGATATATTTTTTTAGATAGGGTAGGGGTATTCTCATCTAATATTTTAAATATGTTAGATTGATTTGATTATCAATACATTTAAATATATTAATATATATATTATCTAATTATGTTATACTTCTATCTAATTATGTTATATATGGTTGTTACATGTTTTTGTTATTGATTTAATATCATTTTACATTTATGTTATATAGGTTTAGAAGTATACACTCATAGTGTAAATTTAAAAGACTATATCAGTATTGTACTAGTAGTATTCTACTATTACATTATTGCTATAGTCTTTTATTTATAGAATATAATCTACATATTATATTCTATATCATATTTGTTATTAATTATTTACTATGTTGTTTTTGTTAGAATTATACTATTCATAGATTAGATATTATATATTATCTTTCTATAACTTTTTTATTATCTGTTATATATCAATAACATGTTTGTTATAAAGGTACTACCCTGAAAGTGAGTAAAATGATGGTCGGGCATCCCGCAATCTCTCGGACGGATTATAACTTTTAATTTAGATATGCCAAAATTATATAGCAGTTATGATTTAAAGTTATATCTAATTATGTAATTAATATATGATTTAAAAGCATAATTGACTGCTCTTGTTTTTATGTTCGTTTTTATATTATATTTTTTGTGGGGTAGATGTCAATATGTTTAATATTTTCAAACAAAATATATGTTATAATTGACACAGTAAAATTTGATGAAATTTATCCGTGGGCTACCCCGTGGCTACCCCTATATTATTTGGATAAACCTCGGAAGTCCGATAAATACTAGCATTTTTACATTTTACTGTACTGAAAGTTC